TTTCGTGGTCGACGTCTTTGTCGAGGATGAAGAAGTTGAAGACGTGGACGATGCCGCCGTAGCCGCGTCCGGGATTGTCAGGACCTGTCCCGCATAGATTGTGTATGAACTATCAATTTTGTCCTTGTTGGCGTTATAGATTGCTTTCCACATCGAGCCGTCACCATAAAACTTCTTCGCGATTCCCCAGAGGTTATCGCCCTTCTTCACCTTGTAAGTCTGTGTAGAGGATGTGTCCGGTGCCGTTTCCGTGGAACGTGATTTCTTTTTGGTCGCCTTCGCCTTGGTTCCGGAGGATGGCAGCGTGGTCTTCACCGTCTTTGTCCCATACTCACGGTACTGTTTCAGCTTGATCTTGACCGTGAAATCGAATCCGTCCTTCGCGTTCTCCGTGATGGTGTAATCCTCCATGGACACTTTGATATTGGTTGATACCAGTACGGTTCCGTTCGGCAGCGTCCGCGACACAAGGAACTGGAACGGTTTCTTTTTCGTTTTCAATGTCTCGAGGTAATCGAGGAAGTAGTCCGCGCTCTTGAACTTCTTCTTGTATGTCGCAAACGGATATTCCACCTGCGGGATCATGCACTCAAATTCGATGTCCGTCAGTCCCTGCGTCTTAAGGATGTTAATCTGCCCCTCATTGATGAGCGTCAGGGTTTTGTTTGCATTGTTTATTTTGACCTGCAGCTTTTCCGGCGCGACCGGAAGCAGGCATTTTTTCAGGTAAAAGTCGTACGCCATTATACGTGCACTCCTTCCGTCATGTTGTCGATTGCTTCTCCAACGGAATCCGTAAGTATCGTCATGAATCCGTCGATGTCATCGCCGCTGTTGACCGTGTTCTGCATCCCGGACATATCAACATTGATTTCTGCCGTGGTGTACCGGTTGATGGTTTCCTGCTCTGCGATGTCCCGGAGGTATTTTAATTCCTCGTCCGTAACACTTAAGGAATCGGCTATACTGTCCGCGGTTTCACTTGTCGAATCCGCGATTGTGGATGAATCCAGCGCGTCCGTAAGGCCGGAATAGGAACTCATATCGAGTACGTCCGAATTTCCAATGCCGAGTGCATCCGTCAGGCTGAAATCGCTGATTGCGTCCCCGAGCTCTTCCCCGAACTGATAGCCTGCCGTCGCCGCATCGGAATAATCCATATAATCCATCTTCCCGACTATTTCCACCCAGCCGGATTCATCCTTGACCGCCTGCTGGGCCTGCTCAAGTTCCGAATAGAAATTATCCAGCCCACTTGTAATGTCCACGGTAACGCCCGGAATTTTGTTCAGAAGGTCCTCAATTCCCCTCGCAAGTGTCGCGATATATCCGATCACGCTCAGGCACATATCGTAGAAAAGCACCTTCACGGCGGCAACCGGATCATTGAACAGGTTTCCGAAGAAGTTCGCAAGACTTGCAAACGTATTCCATACCGGAACAACAAATGTGTTTATAAGATGCGCCGCAAGTACAGCGAACACCGCCATGATTATGCCCGTCGCGCTATATGATGTTCCGGCAAATTTGTTTACTGCTGCCACTGCTGCATAAAAAATGGCTATCAGTGCAATGACCGCAATAATGACCAGCACAATCGGATTTGCTGACATTAAAGCCGTTGCCGCCGCCATTGCAATGCTTGCAACCTTGCACAACATCGTCCATGTATAGTAGGCTGTCAGCGCCGCAACGATGCCCCAGACGATGGGACCTATGATGGACCAGTTGTTTTGGACGAATGCTGCAACATCGGCAACTCCCTGCATCAGATAACTAATGACCGCAATGATGACGTTCAGACCATCAGCCCCCGCCATCATGGCTGACTCGATCATCGGCATATTGTCTATGATGACGCCGTACAACATTGAGAGTGAATTGTACAGCTTGTTTCCGACTTCTTCCTGAATGTCGCCGAAACTGTTCTTGATGGACTGCAGCTGTGCTTCCGGCGTGTCACTCATGGTCGCGTAGAGGTTGTCCCAAGATTCATTGATGACATCCGCAATGACGCTTGCGCTGCGCATATCGTCCGACATGGACTGCCAGTCGTCCCCGAGGGCTTCCACATACTGGGATTCCGTTGCTGTCCCGTCAATGACCGCCTTCTGTGCGTCGGTGAACTCGAATCCCTTTTTGGTCATCGCGTCATAGGAACCGGTGGTGATCTTGCCGAGATTGGTTGCATAATCTACCATGGACGTGTAATCGACCTCACCGCCGCCGGTCATACCGGCTGCGTAATTGGTCAGCGTGTCCATCATCAGTTCGACGGCGGATGTGTCGTCCATGTAGGTTGCGAATTCAGCCGCCGCCCCGATCATCGCTTCATCGCCGTACATCCCGGCTTGCTGGATTTCCTGTGCCTTATCCACCAGCGCGTCATAGGCATCCTGACCGCCGCCGGTGTTCGCAAGCACCCCGGCAAGCTGCGTCTGTGCATTCAGCTGCGTGTTGGTCGCGTCCGTACAGTCATCAATGAACCCGATGACCTTCTGGATGGCGAACATCGAACCGATGGCTGTCCCGATTCTGTTGAATGCATTGGAAAGCTCATTCGCGTTGTTCGTACCGTTCTGGATGGATTTGTTAAATTCTTTCTGTTTCCTTTCCGGCTCCGACGGGTTGATGTTGTTGATTTCCTCATTCAGTCTGTCCGCCGCCTCGGTTGCCTGATCCAGTGAGTCTCGCATCGCATCGAAGACGGATGAACCGATGTCCGTGTTCATTGTCTGCGACATTTCCTGCATCGCGGCAACCGCAATGTCCACGGAATTTATAATGTTGTTGATGACCGTGCTGAACTGGTCATTTAACTGGATGCCTGTCTGAATGGCTGCCACATTTTCTCACCTGCCTTTCAATGCCTGTGCTTTGATTTGCTTTCTGCTTTTCGTTTTTCTTTCTTGTCGTTTTCGATTTTCGTCTTTATGGATGCCACCACAAAAGCTTTTTCCCGCTCATCCATGTCAAGGAACACGGACGGCAGGATATGGAGTTTGAGGAGGGCGTAGTATGCATAATTTGCTTCCCAGTCCCCCTCCTCAATCAGTTTTTTGCTTCATCCACCGTTTCGTCAAAGGATTTGGTGAATCCCTGGAACTTCTGCACCCAGAGCATTAAATCCTGATATTCGCCCGCGTCATCGACAAGGGCATACAGTAGGTCTTCCGGTTTGCTCACGCCGTAGCTGTCCTGCAGCTCCGAATCGTAAAGGTCCGGATAGACAGTTGATGCTGCTATCAGTTTTGCCATGTACTGATCCGTGTCGGTCTTCTGCCGGTATGCGCCGGGCTTCCCGGTAATCGGAACTTCCTTCGTGCAGTCCGCGCGGAGGGCGTTGTTATGCCTGGAATCAATGTGCCTGAACTCCCACAGGACCGGCTTTCCGTTTTCATCCTTGATGGATTCCGTAGCAGCATAAAATCCGTTCTTGCGCTCCGTCTTGTTTTCCTTCATAAACAAGCTGAATTTTGACATAATCTTTCATTCCTTTCTGTTATTCATTTTGTTGCACCGGTGCAACAAGGTGCAACAAACGGGAAAACCCCTCATACGTGTTACCGCACAAGGGGATGTGGTTTAATTGGTGAGGAAGCCGTCGAGGTCCGCAAAGGATTCCGGCATCGAGAAATCATCAAAGGTGAAATCCATATCCTCGTCGAGGTAATCCGAATCCGAATCGAATTTCGAGAGGATGCCGCCGTCGATATTGCAGTCCTTCAGGATGATGGTCTGCCGCCCTGCATCGCTGGTCGGATCCTCATTGGTAATCTGCATTTCGAAGTAGGTGTCCTGCCCGGTTTCCTTGTAGTCGAGCATCATCTGGCGGAACACGGATGTGTTATAATGGAACGTCGCAGAGCCTTTCCCCTTCCATCCGGTCGCCTTGTTTCCCTTTCCGGTTTTCCCAAGAATCGGCACTTCCGTCTTTGTCTTTTCAAAGCTCGCTTCCACTTTGATCGCCTGCATGAAATTGTATCTCCGGCTGCCGATGGTGATGTAGCATTCCGCTAACGCCGCCGCGAGTGTATCTTTTGATTTCATTGTCACCTTAGACATTTATATACCCCTCCTTATGACACAGTAACGGTCATGTAAAGTTTGCTCATTGCGTTCACAACGGTTACCGCTTCCATCACCGTGATCGACTTCTTGCTGTCTCCCTGATCAATCTCAACATCCGAATCGCTGAAATCTTCAATCGCCCGGATGTCGAGAAGCTGCTGGTGATACTTCACGATGTCCGACCAGAGGGAAATCCTTCCCGTCTTGTCGTTCGGTACCTTTCCGAGATATTTCGTGTTGAAAATGACCGCGATGTCGTTTGCAATCTGGTCCATGACGCGCACCGTCTGATTGTCCTTGAAAATTTCCTCCTGCGGGTCGTTTGTGTTCACCAGGCTGTTAATGTCCTCCAGCACCCGGATGTCCGAGCCGACCTTGTGGAATGTAAATTCACCCGCCTTGATGGCTTTTTTCAGCTCAGTCTGCGTGTAGTCCACATTCACGGTGAACTCCCCGTTGTAGATCTTGTTCTGGTTGCTCTTATTCACCTCGCAGCCAGCGGATGCACCGGTCACCCAGTACACAAGGCTTGCCGCGCTCCATCCCTCATCCGTGACCGCATTCTTGACGTTGATGGTGCCGTAATAGTCCGCAGGCTTGTTGTATACCACAAGCTGGAATTTCACGCCCATCTCGTCGCGCAGACGCTGTACGAAGGAAGTAAACAGTCCCTTCGTGGCGTTGTCCTCCACCACAACGCCCATCGTGTTGTAGGTATAGGATTCAATCTTATCGAGGTATGTCTGATAAGAGTTCCCGGTAATCTCTCCGTTTTCGCCGCCCTCAAGCGGAGTCGCCGCCGTAAGCTCTAATGTGGCGTTACTCTTGAAGCTGACATATTTGTTTGCTGTCAGGTCTGCCGCTGACGCAACGGTCTGTTCGTCGACGGTCACCGTGCCAAGCATGGTCGTAACATCGAACAGTGTTTCGTCATCTGCATTTGTCTGAATCACGATCTTTAAGTCATTTCCACGGATACCGGTATACAGCGCCTCCGCATAAGAGTTGGAAGCCTTTTTCCCGCCGGATGTCAGCTTGTACGCATACAGCGTCTGTGCGTTCAGGAACAAATCACGCAGTCCCTTCAATTTGTCGCTGGTATAGTCATAGCCGAAGATTTCCATACTGTTCTTCTGGAAGTCCCCGCTTGTCACCTCGAACACCTCGTTGTCAATGCCCCAGTCCAGTTCAAGGGGCATGGTCGCGACTCCCCGGTCGGAGAGCGCCGCGCTTGCGGAAGCTGCCGAAACGAAGTTGATATACGTTCCGGGCAGTTCCTTGTTCTGGGTCACAAATGTTCCACCGCCTAATGCCATTTATTTCACCTGTCCTTTCATGTAATTTTCCACCAGTCTGTCGACTGTTTCCACCGTGTACTCTTTCCCCGTCTCAAGGAGGGCGTTCACGATGTCTTTTTTGTCCGCATACCTGTCGGACGCAATCAGCTGCTCTTTGCCGAAGGCATGGCTTCCCTGCTTTACGTCTTCTGCGGTCTCGCTGGTTTTCTTTGTCATTTCATCACCTATCCTTTCGCTTCTATTTCTGCGTGCAGTTCCTCCATCGCGTCGGTCTGCTCCGTCGTCTTCCGGACGAAGAAATCGTAATTCACGAAGAAGTTCAGCACGCCGTCCACTACCTCATGCTTCATTTTTGT